GGAGGTCGGGGATAAATATTCCCAGGTCGTCGCGCCTTACAAACCGATCCTGGATCAGGAAGGTATCGATCCTGTCCAGATGTTTCAGAACTTTGCGTCGAATCATTACCTCTTGTCCCGTGGCACCCCGGAGCAGAAGACTCAACTTGGGGCTTTGATGATTCAAAGCTATGGTTTGGATCTTGTCGCGATTGCGCGGCATCTGGATGCAGCTGGGACTTACAAACAGCCGAATCCGGAAATCCAATCTCTTCAAGCCAAGATCAATGAGCTTGAAAAGAGCCAACAGACCTTCTCAGCCCGCGAACAGGAAGCTGCTCAATCCCGAGTTATGCAGGAAGTCAATGACTTCGCCAAAGACCCTGCTCATCCCTATTTTGATGAACTTGTCGACGACATTGCCAAGTTTATCAACTCTGGAGTGTCCACCACTCTCCAGGACGCCTACGACAAGGCGGTCTATGCTAACCCAGCAACCAGGCAGAAGGAGATCGATCGGCTGAAAACCGACGCAGAAAACTCCGCGCTGGAAAAGCTGAACAAGCGTGGACAAAAAGTCGCAGCGGCAACAGCTGCTGATCTCAGGGCAAATCCAAAGCCTCGGAGTGGAACGACCCCGATTGGTACGATGGATGACACCATGGCCGAAACCCTTGCTGCTATCAAGCAGCGCTCCTAATCAAAGGACTGACCAATGGCAACTCCGAGTGCAACCTTTACGGAACTGGTCTCCACCACGTGGCGCCAGCATTCCAAAGACGTCATCGACAACGTCAGCAAGAATAACGCGCTCTATGCGCGGCTGATGAAGAAGGGCAATATGCGGACTGAAGATGGTGGTCTGACCATCGCGCAGCCGCTGGACTACAACAACAATGGGACCTATCAGCGGTATTCGGGATATGATATTCTGAACATCCAGCAGTCCGACGTCATCACAGCGGCGGAATTTCAGTGGCGTCAGATCGCTCTGAACGTCGTGGCAAGTGGTCTCGAACTCCGCAGCAACTCCGGCGATTCGGCGATTGTCAAGCTGGCCAAGGCCCGTATCAAGAACGCGATGCGGACCTTCAAGAACAACTTCAGCTATGATCTCTATGCTGATGGTACGCTTCCGAACCAGATCGGTGGACTTCAAGCCATCGTGGCCGATTCCGGCGTCGGCGTGGTTGGCGGTATCGATGCTAGTGCCTGGTCGTTCTGGGCGCCGGCAGTGCAGTCTGCAGCCAACCCCATCCAGGGCGGCGGTGCGGTCACCCCTTCCTCGACGACCATGGAAACGCAGCTGATGCTGCCTCTTTGGCTGAACCAGGTCCGCGGTGATGACAAGCCAGATCTGATCGTCTCTTCGAATGATTACTTTACGTTCTATGAACAGAGCCAGGTCGCGATCAAACGCTACACCTCGGCCGGCGATGCTGATGGTGGTTTCACCAGTCTGAAATACAAGAACGCCGATGTGATCTTCGACGGTGGCAGCGGTATCCCCGGCGCTCATATGTACTTCCTGAACACGGAGTACTTTGAAATCGTGGTCCATAAGGATGCGAACCTCTCGGTCCAAGATGACCAGAAGCCCTACAACCAGGACGCTGCGGTCATTCCGGTTCTCTGGATGGGGAACATCGTCTGTTCAAACCGCAGGCTGCAGGGCGTGCTGAAGGCGTAATTGCCGGGGGGTTGAAATTGCAAATCCCCGGTAGTTAAGAAAGGACTCTCCAATGAAATATGCAGTTGATGGTATGATTGGCAATCAGCAGATTGCCTTCTACGGTCTGCCTGATTCGACAAGTCGGATGCAGACGGGCTTCCTCGCACAGGCCGCAAATACCTGGTGGGGTTCGGGTGAATTTCTCTATTGCTACTGTGCGACGGCATGTCCGCAGTTTGCACTGGTGACCTTGACCCAGACTCTTCAGTCGGCAGGATGGCGCTATGACGCAGCACCGATCGCGAATACCGCAAACCTGGGATGCATGGTCGGTGTGGCCTGCGTGACTGCAGCGGTCGGCAACTACTTCTGGGTCCAGGTATCGGGTATCGTTCCGGTCTCTTCGACGGCGAGCGTGGCGGCAGCAGCAACCTTCGGTATCGGTGCGGCCGGCCAGGCTGGTGCACTGTCCTCAGGCAAGCAGATTCTTGATGCAAAGATCGTGGCCCCCGCGACTACGACGATTGTCAAGGCAAACTGCTATGCTCCCGGCAACGCGACTTATCTGTTCGTTTCGAATGTCGATGGCTGGTTCAATGGGATTTATCTCAGTGGAACTGGTATCGCCGCCGGTACGACAGTCGTGGACATCGATCCAGGTGAGAACAAGGTCACCTTGTCGGCCGCGACGACAGCCGCTGTTTCGGGTTCCGTGACGGGAACTTACAACAACGGCACGATCTACTACAACGTCGCGCACCTGAATCGCTCGATGGCTCAGGGTCAGATTACTTAATCTGATCTTGTTGGAAGTCCCAGGGAACTCTCCCTCCCTGGGACTTTTTCTTAAACCCTGCTCAGGAGATTATCATGGCAGACGAACCAAAACCCAATTATATTGTATTCGAACGCCGGGCTGTAGAGGACCGCGCAGCAACAGTCGAAGCTGGTCATTACGTGGCGAAGGATGTGGACTTCGTGCTCGTGACACCAGCAGGAACGCGAGATCGCCTGGAAAAGGAAGTCACGGATTGGCTCTTGAGCTTGGAAGAAGGCGTCAAGCAAGAGCGTATCCCGGCCTCGTGGTTGCAGGCCTATCGCTCGGCTTACAAACAGTGGAAGGATGGGCAAGAAGTTCCCGAATTTGGAACGTCGATTCTCAACTGCTCACTCTTCTCGCCTGCTCAGATCAAGATGATCCAGGCAGCCAATATCCGCACGATGGAAGAGCTTGCTGAAGCGACAGAAGAAGGGCTTGCCCGGATCGGTATGGGTGGGCGGGCCCTGAAGTCCAAGGCTAAAGCCTGGTTGGACTCGGCAGAAAATGGCAAATCTGCGGCTGAACTTGATGTTCTTAGAACACGGAATGAGGCTATCGAAGCCGACAACGCCGAACTCAAAGCTCGATTGGAGGTCATGGAAAAGACCCTGACTTCTCTGCAGGCTGCCCAGACAGAACCCCAACTCGTCTCCACTCGTAAGTAAGGATTTGTCATGTCAATCCTGACTGTTGTTCAGAACTTCTGCCGCCTTCATGGTCTGGTTGTGCCGACGTCTGTAATCAACAGTCAGGATACGACTGTGCAACAGATCTATGCGGCATTGCTGGATGTTCTTAGCGAGACAGTACAGGAATCTAAGTTTCAGGTTCTTACTCAGGAAGCGTTATTTACATTGACTGGCACTGAGAGCCAAGGAGCCATGACGACGCTTTGTCCGAATGGCTATCAGTGGGCTGTCAATGACACATTCTATGACAGGACCAGAATGCTGCCCCTGATTGGTCCGATGAATGAGGTGGAATGGCAGCAGTTAAAGGCTCTGCCAAACTCACTTCCAAATTATAAGTACCGCATTCGTGGTGGAAATTTGCTTATCAATCCAGTTCCATCCTCTTCAGGCGGTTTCAGCCAGATAGCCTTTGAGTATATCAGCAGCTGGTTTACGACCAGTGTTTCAGGAACAGCTCAGGCAACGCCACTTCATGATACTGATCTGTTTGTATTTCCTGAAGCAATCGTAGCGAAAGGTTTAGCTTATCGGTGGAAGCAGATCAAGGGTCTACCCTATACCGAGGATCAGACCCGATACTTCGATATGCTTAACAACTTCGTGGCGAGAAACAAAACCGCCAGGAAGATCAATGTCAGCGAAGATAAGCTCACAGATGTCGGCCCAGGCATCTTTGTCCCCTCTGGTAACTGGAATGTCCGGTGAGAGGCCGGAACCGCACAGGCAACCGAGGTGGTACTCGACCGATTCAGGTACAACCTGAGGTCGATGCACAGAAGATTGCTCTTCCCTGTCCTTATAATGGCTGGAATGCTGTTGGTAATCCAGCAGATATGAAGCCTCTTGACGCCTATGTGCTGGATAATTGTTTTCCTGGGGTACAGTCATTGACACTGCGACCAGGATCAACTTCCTGGAGGACTGGTGCACCAGGGAATATTCGAAGTTTGCTGAGTTATCAAGCTCAGTTTGGTGGGAAACTCTTTGCGGCGACTAATACAGGAATTTATGATGCAACGAACGCAGGGGCTTTTGGTAGTTCTCTGCTGAGCTGTTCCAATGGGAGATGGCGGGCCCAGAACTTCGCAACCCCTGGGGGGCAGTTTCTGATTGGAGCCAATGGCACTGATCCGATGTTCATTTACGATGGAACTTCATTTTACAGCGTTACCGGGGTAAGTACTCCTTATGCTATTACAGGTGTAAACACTTCCAACATCTCGCAGCTTCTCTCTCATAAAGTTCGCCTCTGGATGATCCAGGAAGGAACCATGAATCTTTGGTATCTTCCTGTAGAGAGTATTGCTGGGGCTGCTTCAGTCTTTCCCGTAGGCCATCTATTCAAGAAGGGTGGTTCCCTCGTCGCTATGGGAACTTGGTCACTAGATTCAGGAGCTGGTCCAGATGACTTCTTCATCATTGTTACGACTATGGGAGAGCTTGCTGTCTACCAAGGGACTGACCCGAGTTCGAGTTCGACTTGGGCTCTGGTGGGTGTTTTTGATTGCCCTCCGCCTCTTGGTAATAAGTGTTTTTGAGATTATGGTGGTGATCTTTTATATCTTAGTCAGAATGGGATTCTTCCTCTTAGTAAGTTGATGCAATCTGTTGTGATTGATCACTCGCTGAATGTAAGCTTTCAGATCGATGGGGCTTTTCTAGCC